AAATTATGACTATTGATTTTAAGAAGTATGAGCACTTTGTAGACGCTGTTACTTCAGATGCTTCAACTAACTTTGTTGACTTTGCTGATCGTATTGGTGAACTTGATAGAGAAGGTGCTAACATTGAAAGACTTCTTACTTCTGGTGTTGGTATCAACGCTGAAGGTGGTGAGTTCTTAGAGATTATTAAGAAGATGATCTTCCAAGGTAAGCCATGGAATGAAGATAACAAAGAGCATCTAGTTATTGAACTAGGTGATATTATGTGGTATGTAATGCAAGCATGTATGGCATTAGATGTTGACATTGAACAAGTTATTAGACTTAATGTAAACAAACTAGAGAAGAGATATCCTGGTGGATCATTTGATGTAGAGAAATCTGAGCATCGTAGAGTTGGTGATCGCTGATGCCAAAATTTACTCCTGATGATATTTCAATAAAAGACATAGATTTCTGTGCAATGTCTGTACCATATAGGATTGCAGACCTGTCTGTTGTAGTTCATCTTGAAGATTTTAAAATTATAATGCAACAGATGTGGAAGTCTCGTAACAGTGAACCTCAAATTGGTGAGTTGTATGAAAAATACAAAGCAATTACATATTTGGAGGATAAATAAGAGGGATAGTACCCTCTTTTTTAATGGCAAAGCAAGGAAGACATATTGACAGTAAATATAATCTGAGTGGACCTTGGTTAAAAGCATACAATGAGGTTGCTGATAGTCTTGGTGGTGATGGTTATTCTTATTATGATATTGATGTAAAAAAATTAGTCAATCCTGATGAGACTAAAGGAAAATTATATTTAAACTTTATTACATATGTACCACGTGCTAGAAGAGCACAAGCAGGTCAACAAATTAGAGCATCAATTGAGAGAAAAGGACTTAAAGCAGACTTTAAGAGAGAAAATTATGAAGTAGATATCACTGCTACTGATGGAAGAATAAACAAAATTATTCGTTTACAAATTAAACCAGAAGCAGGTGGTGGATCTGGTGGTGGTGCAAGAGAAACAAAAAGAACTGAGTGTGCTCAATGTTTATATGCATCATATGCTTTTAATATCATTGGTGATTTTATACATGACGAAAACAGCATTGACTTAGAAAAATTAGAGAAGGCAAAAGACTTTATTCATATTGATGATTCTATATCAGAGATCATGCCTGATAAATTGTCACCAGATTGGGCAAGATCATGCATACGTGGAGCAAATGCTTTATGGGAAAGGTATGGAAAAGGTGGACAAGCAAAAGGAAAGTATCAATTTTATAGAGGAAAAGGTTTAGATGGGTCTAGTACATCTGGTGAAAGTATTGCGAAGGCATATGCTCGTTGTAATAAAGAAGAGAAGAAGTTTTCATCAGAAGACAAGTGGAATCCTGCCGATATATGGATGGCAACATCAAATTTTGATCCTGGTATGTTACATGTTAGAGATGGTAGATCATTTAAAATTACAACATGGCAATATTTAAATGAAATAATTCAAGATCAATATGATAGTGGTGATTTAATTGGTATTTCATTAAAGAAAATAGAGAATCCAACTGCAAAATTAAATGCTATTAATGTTGATAAAGATGCACAGAAAAGAGAAGTAGAAAAACTTGGATATAAGAAAAAAGGACTCATCTTTCAGAACATGAAGATGAAAAAAGAAGACGATAGGTATCCTATGGATGCTTATATGTACTATGACAACGGACAAAATGATAGATTTCAATCAAGAAATTTTGGAGGTGATACAAAATCATCTTGGCAATTAGAGTTAAAGGGTTCTGCTGCTAACATGGGTCGGATGGGTGGTGGTAGTGTAGATACTGTTCTTGATGGATTGAATGTATCATTTCCACCAGCAAATTCAATGCATAGTACATTTGATAACACAAAAATATGGAATGATTGTGGAAAGAAAAGTGCAAATGTAGGAAAGGTATGTAGAGAAATTGTTAGATTATTAAAATTACATAAAGCAGCAGGTATGGATGTAAATCCTAGTGTGGATGAAGAAAATGATTACATTCTTAGGGTATCAAAACGATCACAATCTTACAGATATAGTAAACTATTAAGTTTATATTTACTTGATTCTATAGAAAGATCTAACATTGAGAATACTATTATAAGAAACTTGTATTTGTATGCAGCATCAAAGAGTGATGCTTCATGTGTATTTTTAAAAATGGAATAATGGCAAACGTAAAGCAATTAAAACACTTAGAACATCTAGAGGATGAACTTCTTAATTATGGAACTGTAGGTTGTGAAGCAATCGTGGGTCATTTTCGTGAAGTATATAATTTACTTGGAACTAAGAATCCTGTAGATGGTAATCCAGGTGGATTTGTACAAACTAAATGGGATGGAGCACCATCTGTAATATGTGGTGTAGATCCTATGACTGGTATATTTTTTGTTGGAACTAAATCTGTTTTCAATAAAACTAATCCTAAACTATGTGCTTCTGAACAAGGTATAGATGAATTATATGCAGAGGAAAAACCTGGCCTAGCAATAAAATTAAAATCAGCATTAAAACATTTTAGTAAATTAGGTATAGATGGGGTTATTCAAGGAGATTTGATGTGGACAGAAGGTGATTTGAAACCAGAAGTTGTTGGAGGAGAAAAGAATTTAGTCTTTAAACCAAACACTATTACATATGGTATACCAATTGCCCATAAGAAATTGAGTGATAAAGCAGTACGATCAAAAATTGGTGTTGTATTCCATACTCATTACACTGGAAGTATTTTAGAAGACATGCAAGCAAAACCAGGTGTGCAAATTGATAAATTTAATAAGAATCCTGACGTTTTCGTTATTAATAATGATACACCTATGGATAGGATTGGATTGAATCCAACAGAAAAAAGAGAGTGGATGGGTTTAATTGATTGTGTAAACAATAATTGTAAAAAGTGTGGTCCTTTTTTAGATGAACTAGTTCTTCTTGGTAGTGGAGCAAATCCTAGAGGCGATACTAAATATCACATCGCACCATATATAAAAGCATTCTTTAACTCTGAGATACGAGAAAATAAAGTAACTACTAATGTTACTGAAACCTTGAGTAATATGATTGAATTTTATCATAATAAAATGCACAAATTAATTTCTGGTATAAAAACTCCCAAAGTTGTAGTGCAAAAAAAGATGTTAGTAAACTCTACTCTTAAATATCTTGCTGAAAAGGAGAATGAGTTTAAAGCAATGATTGCTTTGTATAGAGACATACAACATATTAAGATATTAGTTATAGATAAGTTAGACCCACTAGAAAAATTTAAAACATATATTTTAAAAGAAGGTAGGTATGAAGTAACTAGACCAGAGGGTTATGTTCTACATAGACAAGACGATATGGTAAAATTTGTAGATCGTCTTGAATTTTCTAAGAACAATTTTATTGGGGGATCTTTTCAAACATGACTATTAGTGGTATTGGAAGACAAAGTAAAATTGTATCTGGAACAGCACTAAAAGCAGCAGGTACAGATCCTATATTAAAAAATATTGGTAGGAAAGCTTATTTTACCTTTGGTAGATTTAATCCTCCTACAAAAGGTCATAGAGAAAACTTTACTGCTATTTCAAATATGGCAACAGGATATGATTTTTTTATTTACTGCTCTCAATCATATGATAAGAAAGGAAAGAACCCATTAACACTAGAAAGGAAACTATATTATATGAGAAAGATGTTTCCTTTTATAGACAAAGAAAAGATAATTGGTGCTGCTACCATTAAAACACCAGTTGATTGTTTACAAGATTTAATGATGAGAGGTTATGATCATGTTTGTTTTGTTGTTGGGTCTGATAGAATAAAATCTATGGAGTTTATTAAAAAATACAATGGTAAAGACTATACATTCCTATCTTTAGAAATTAAATCATCTGGTCAAAGGGATGCTGATGGTGATAGTTTTAAAATATCTGGAACTAATCAAAGAAAAGCAGCATTTAATGATGATTTTAAAAATTTTAGAAAGGGAACACCTAGCACTTTGAGTGATAATGCAGTAAAATCTCTTATGAAAGAGATAAAAGAAAATTTACCAGCAAATTATGCATGAAGGACTTTAAAAAACTACGTGAACAAGCACTAAGACAGAACTTCAGGAAAAAAGAGGTATTTGTTGAAGGTGATATGGTAATGAATGCCCTTACAGGACAGAAAGGAACCATCCATAGGTCAGGAGTGAACTATGTTATCTGTGTTACAGAGGGTGGAGAGATGTTTCGTGCATGGGTAAAAGATATTAGAGATATAAATAAACCATAGAGAACTGTCAACAATTTAACATGGAAAAACAGAGAACCGTAAATACTGTTACTGCTAACGATTCATTTTCATCAGGACTGATGGAAGCATATGGTCGTTGGATGGGAGGTGATACATTTCAGGATAGTACTATCAAGGAGGAAGAGATTCCTACTGGTCAGAAGCAAGGTGGTGGAACAGGTGCAGCATTCACATCTGTAAATGGAGCACTTCCAGCAGTAGAATTTGATAGTTCTACTGGTCTTCCTGTTATTGATAAAGAAAATACTGATGACGGTAGTAAAAAAGATCCAAAGGCAAGTTCAACTGGTGGAGAACCACCTACAAATCCTCAAGGATTGAAGCCAAAATACGGTCAGCAAGTTAGGGACGTAACTCTTGTTGGGGCAAATGAGGAGACTAAGAAAGCAAAGAAAGACTATGATGGAGACGGCAAGGTAGAATCAGGCAAGGCAGAGTACTTTGGTTCTAAGGACAAGGCAATTAAGAAGGCAATGAAGAAGGAAGAGACAGTTCTTGAGCGTCAAGAGATTGAAATTGATGGTGAAATAATCATCATTGAGAAAGTAAAGATGGATGGTGTTGACGATAACGGTAACACTTCTTGTTGGAAAGGATATAAGAAGCAGGGAACTAAGGCGAAAGGTGGTAAGGAAGTTAACAACTGTGTAAAAGAAGGTGAGGAGATTGATATCCTTGAAACTGAAGAGTGGAAGGCAGCTGCCAAGAAACAAACTTCTAGAATCATGGATATGTGGAAAGAAGGATATGGTAAGAAGAAAAAGAAAATGGGCAAAGGATATTAAGGTTGACAGAAAACCATTGATGTGATATACTTTATTTGTATATCATTATATAATGTACAGAGTTCTTAAGAATCCACACCATCATTCTTATCATATGATTAAAGAGGTTATCTTTAATCAAAAATTTGAATGGGTTTGGCAAAAGAGTTCTACAAAAAAAGAGTCAGAAGAAAGTGAATATAAAGGGGAGCACAGATTACACACTGATGCTCCTTTTTATAGCCATATTGTAATACAAAGACCAGAATATCAATTATACCCAGAAGTACAAAGCAAACATTGTAATTTATTTGTTGATTGTTTGGAGTATATAATTGATGTAAATAAAAATATCATACCATTTGATAATCAAGACCATATGTGGACAAGGATAAGTATTAATGCCACTCATCCTAATACTGGTATCCAATATTCAATGCCACATATAGATCATAGATTTCCACACTATAACATGTTAATTTATTTAAATGATTGTGATGGTGAGACTGTTGTGGGTGATAAAATTATTGAACCAGAAGAAGATAAGGTAATTGT